TTGGATTCAAGGTTAACACATCAAATGCACCGGAGTTGATTCATGAAAATCAAGCATGAACACATCCGCATGGCGATGAATGCCTGGGCGCATCCGGACGGCGAGAAAGTACCGGCTGCAGAGATTGCCAAAGCGTATTTTGAGCTGGGAATGACGTTTCCTGAACTGTACGGCTACAGCCATCCGGAAGCCCTGGCTCGCAATACTCAGAAAATATTCCGCTGGGTGGAGAAAGACACCCCTGATGCTGTTGAAAAAATTCAGGCGTTGTTACCAGCGATCGAAAAAGCAATGCCACCTCTGCTGGTGGCCAGAATGCGCAGCCACAGTTCAGCTTATTTTCGGGAGCTGGTGGAGACGCGGGAGCGACTGGTGAGAGACGCTGATGATTTTGTCGCAGTGGCGATCGCTGGTTTCAACCAGATGAATCGTGGTGGTCCGGCAGGTAATGCAGTGGCTGTACATTAAGAACGTTTATGGGGTTAGGATGAAGCTCCTTTTTGCCGAACGCCCGCTGGTTATAAACACACAACTGGCTATGAAAATTGGTTTAAACGAGGCCATTGTGTTGCAGCAGCTGCATTACTGGCTGAGAGATACCAGTTCCGGCATGGAACACGATGGTGTTCGCTGGATTTATAACACAACGGATCAATGGCTGGAACAGTTTCCGTTCTGGTCAGAGTCAACGTTAAAGCGCGCGTTCGCAAGCCTGAAAACACAGGGGCTTTTGCGTAGCGAAAAGCTCAATAAGTCGAAGCGCGACATGACCAATTTCTACACGATTAATTACGAGAGTGAGCTTTTAGATGATGGCAAAGTGAGCGAATCGAGCAGGTCAAAATGCACCGCCCCATCAGGTCAAATTGACGCGATGGAAGAGGTCAAAGTGAAACGTTCCATTGGTTCAAAACGACCCAATGTCATCAGGTCAAAATGGCCCGATGATCCTACAGAGATTACTACAGAGATTACTACAGAGAATAAAAACACTTCTTGTCCGGACGCTTCGCAACCGGACGGACAGACAGCAGAACAGGATTTTTTAACCCGACATCCTGATGCAGTTGTGTTCAGTGTAAAAAAACGCCGATGGGGAAGCCAGGAAGATTTGGCGTGTGCGCAGTGGATCTGGGGGCGGGTTGTAAACCTGTACGAACAGGCTGCCAGCGACGATGGCGAGATCACGCGACCGAAAGAGCCCAACTGGACGGAATGGGCCAATGACGTGCGCATGATGCGGATGCTGGATGGCAGAACTCACAGGCAAATTTGCGAAATGTTCAGCCGGGCGCAGCGGGATCCGTTCTGGATAAAAAACGTCAGGAGCCCGTCGAAACTCCGCGAAAAATGGGACGAACTGGCAATTCGTTTGTGGCGCGGTTCTGCGCAGCGTTGTGTGAATCACATTTCTGAACCGGACACCGAAATTCCGCCGGGATTCAGGGGGTAACGGGCCATGAAAAATATTGCGACAGGTGGTGTTCTTGAGCGTATCCGTAAGCTGGTCCCGCAGCATGTAATCGCGCCGTACCGGACAGTTGACGAGTGGCGAGAGTGGCAACTGGCAGAAGAGCGAAAACGTAGCGAGGAGATCAACCGCCAGAATCGCCAGTTGCGGGTGGAAAAAATCCTGAATCGTTCGGGCATCCAGCCTCTGCACAGCAAATGCTCGTTTGCGAATTATCAGGTGCAGAACGACGGGCAAAAACACGCGCTGAGCCAGGCAAAATCCATCGCTGACGAACTGATGACCGGGTGCACGAATTTTGTGTTCAGTGGTAAGCCGGGTACCGGAAAGAATCACCTTGCAGCCGCCATTGGTAATCATCTTCTGGCGAAAGGTCGCAGCGTGATTGTGATAACGGTGGCTGATGTGATGCTGGCGTTACACAACAGCTACGACAACAAAAACTCAGGCGAAAAATTTTTACAGGGGTTGTGTGATGTTGACCTGCTTGTCCTGGATGAAATCGGAATGCAGCGGGATACGCGCAACGAGCAGGTCACGCTGAACCAGATAGTCGACCGCAGAACGGCTTCGATGCGTAGTGTCGGAATGCTGACGAATCTGAACCACGTAGCGATGAGTACGCTTCTTGGCGAGCGTGTAATGGACCGCATGGTCATGAACGGTGGTCGCTGGGTGAATTTTAACTGGGAGAGCTGGCGTTCGAATGTCAGACACCTGAGGGTTGTGAAGTAATTTTGTCCGGAGGAAATTTTAATGGAAACCGTTTTTGACGCGCTGAAAGCAATGGGAAAAGCCACATCCATAGAACTTGCTACGCGACTTGATATCAGTCGTGAAGAAGTGCTGAACGAACTATGGGAACTGAAAAAGGCTGGTTTTGTTGATAAAAGCGCGTACACCTGGCGTGTGGCTGATAACAACGTTCAGCAGGAACAGCCAGCGCAGGCAGAACTGCCGGAAGAAACCACCACAGCAACAGTAGCGAAAATCTCAGAGTGCGATTTAACCGCGACGATTGAACAACGCGGACCACAAACGGCGGATGAGCTGGATGCGGTGTTCGGTACCACATCACGCAAAGTGGCTTCAACGCTGGCAATGGCAATCAGCAAAGGTCGTCTGATTCGCGTAAATCAGGACGGTAAATTTCGTTACTGCATGCCGGGCGATAATTTACCAGCAGAGCCGAAAGCCGCGCTGGTAACGGAAAGTGATGGTAAGGCCTTTCCTCAGCCAGCAGGTGTTGCGTTACCAGTACAGGAAGTTGCAACACAGGAAGATATAAAAACAGAAACTGTGGCTGATATTGTGCAATCGTTACCATCGTTTACTGAAACGCGAGCGGATGACCTGGTTTTACCATCGCTGCATATGGCAAACCGCGAATTGCGTCGGGCGAAAAGTCATGTCCAGAAGTGGGAGCGAGTCTGTGCCGCGCTGCGGGAGCTGAACAAGTACCGGGATATTCTGCGGGATATTGCCGCCACCAGAGAACAGCAGCGGTGAGTGGCTGGAAGAAGTGGTGCCGTGCGGAAATTATGATACTCCGGCAGTGTGCGGGAGCGATGACAGTCGAAAGCATCGGTTATCTGATTGGCCGTAGTGAGTCAGCCGTCAGGACGAAAGCGCGGGAACTGGGTATCAGTCTGATGTTGCGGGGTGATTTTCACCAGTCGGTAAAAATTCCCCAGAGCAGTGTTGAGGTGATACGACAGCTACATGAGCAGGGCATTTCAGGTCGCGAGATAGCGGAAAAATTCGAAATGCCGCTGCGCACGGTGAATAACTATGTTTATTTCGACAGGAGGGTACAAGGGTGAGGGTTTATATCGCCGGTCCAATGACGGGGTATGAAAATTTCAACCGTGAGGCGTTTCACAAGGCAGAAGAGGAACTGAAACGGGAAGGGCATACAGTCTTGAACCCGGCAGTACTTCCGGACGGGCTGACACAGCCGCACTACATGGATATCTGCATGGCAATGATACGTAGCGTGGATGCGATTTATATGCTGAAAGACTGGCAACGGTCAGCAGGCGCTAAAGCGGAAATGGCTCTGGCGGAGAAGCTAGGGCATGTGGTTGTTTTTCAGAGGGGGCGATATGCCGATTCTCTGGTTTCAGGAGGTGTGGGAAAAAGAAATGTGGGAAGGTCTTGTGATTGTGGCCGAAACAGTTCTTTTATTATGGTCTGTGATTGCGTGTATTTTTATGATTTATTGTGAATGATGTGAATCTCGCGGTGGCCACTGAATTGCAACCATTACCCCCTGTGATGTAATTGTGGGGTAATGGTTGCGCAGGCATAGCGACAGGACTGGATGAGAAAAATATGACAAAATTTACCAGAGAGCAATTGATTGCTCATGCTAATGAAAGTGTGAAATCCATGAAATTTGCTGCGGGACAGACCGCGTTTAAGACTTCAAGAGTTGCCATTGAAATGGATCTTGCACTTGCCCGTATTGCGCTTGCCTCACTTGAAGCAATGCCAGTTGCATGGTCCTGTGCTAACAATATGGTTTTGTTCAATGCTGAATCTGTTGCGGCATACGCAAAACACTCAGCCATTGCGCCAAAACCCCTGTACGCTGCGCAACCGGCATCACTTTCACATGAGGAAGAGTTGACAATGCTGGTTAAACAATTGGTAAGTCAGTTGAAAAAAGCGAAACCAGATTGCAAATTACCGGAGAAGGCGATGGACTACCTGAAGCGGAACGAACTGATAAGTGCAGAGGATGTTTTACGATGACCTGGCCGGAGGCATTCACAACGACAGGAATTGCAATGGCGGTAGCACTTGTTGTGTATTCGATTTGCCGCTGGGGATAAAAACGGTTTGCAGTGAAAGGGGAGTTAAGTAGAATTGCTGCGGGTGCTTGAGGCTATCTGTCTCAGGCATGAACACCAAAAGGCAGATAGAGAAAAGCCCCAGTTAACATTACGCGTCCTGCAAGACGCTTAACATTAATCTGAGGCCCAATCTATGTCTCACAAATGTAGGTTAGCCTCTTACGTGCCGAAAGGCAAGGAGAAGCAGGCTATGAAGCAGCAAAAGGCGATGTTAATCGCCCTTATCGTCATCTGTTTAACCGTCATAGTGACGGCACTGGTAACGAGGAAAGACCTCTGCGAGGTACGAATCCGAACCGGCCAGACGGAGGTCGCTGTCTTCACAGCTTACGAACCTGAGGAGTAAGAGACCAGGCGGGGGAGAAATCCCTCGCCACCTCTGATGTGCCAGGCATCCTCAACGCACCCGCACTTAACCCGCTTCGGCGTTTTTTCCGTTGATTAACTCTAGTTATTAGAGAACCGAACTTTTATTGATGGGGCAGGGAGATGAAGAAACTTGTTTTAGTCGCAGGTGTAATGATTGCAACAGTAATGTTGGGGGGGTGTGCAGCAAAGGTCGATCCAGCGTTGAAAGCAGAAGCAATGAAGCCACTAATATGTAATGATGAAAAGCAATGTGACTTTTATTGGAAACGAGCGCAATTCTGGTTGGCTAATAATTCCTCATGGAAAATTCAAACGGCGACAGACACGCTAATTTCCACTTATAATCCCTCACCAAATAGTCCATTCCTCGCTTATCAAGTGAGTAAAATGCCAAATGAAGATGGATCCTCAAGAATTTTCATCAAGCCTTTTTGCGATAATATGTTTGGCTGTCAACCAAACCCCTATCAGGCAGTTGTTTCCTTTAAAAACTTCGTTAAAACAGGGCAGTAGTGTATAGCTTGGACGATAAATTATTAGTGAAAACGCCGTAAACCCTCACCCAATGTGGACTAAGCCTATCAAACATGACTGTGATGATTAGTCCGTAGTTGTTGCCTATGAAATCTGGATTGAGTCAGGGTTTAATCCAATAATTATTCTATCGTTCCTTTACAAGTCCGGTATATTACTTTCAGTTTGTTTTAGCATACCCGCTTCGGCGGGTTTTGTTTTTTCCTGGCATTCTGGTTTACAATTCGCACGCCAGCCTGAACAACTGGCACCTGCTGCGCCAGCAGAGACAACCGATGGCGCACGATACCAAATTACACAATTCTAATGATTCTGCCGCCTTTGCCAGCAGG